GGCAAAATATGAGAAAAAAAAAGATAAAAGTATTCAAATAGATTTAAGAAAAAAATCTAAAAAAAAGTTAATTGTATCTAGTGTCTTGCTTGGGTTGTGTTTGGCGGGTATGATAATAATAGGAGAAGTAAACGCAAGATGAAGATACCTAAAGTACATATACCATTTAGAAAAATAGGAAGCTATATCCTAGCAGCTATTACATTGCTTACAGTAATAATAGGTTCGCTTGGTCTTGCAATAACACTAATTAACCCAGTTAATTTATGGTGGACTATATCTCCGATTGAAACAAGATACTTTGTAATTGGCTACACACAAGTCATAGAGTATCTGGAGTTTGTGCAATTATATTATTGGTATAGCGTAGGTATATTTGCAAGTTTAATTGTTTTTGGGTATTCAGTACATATTAGGAGTTTAGGGCAATTATGGCGTGGAATTAAAGCTACTCCAAAAGCAATTCTTTATTCTCCAATAACTATTTACAGGGAACTTGTAGATTTTAGAGATTGGTTATTTGAAAAGATTGAGTATCTAAATGGTGAATCAGCTAAGTGGAGAAGGTTCTTTAATGTAATGAAATCTCCATATTCATTGCTTCGTAGTTTTGGTTTAAGTCCACAACTAGCTTTAACTTTATTAGTTGGTGCAGGAGCAACAGGTACAGCAGTAGGTGTAGCAGAAGTATTAGAGGAAAGAAGTTTCTCAAATGGGGATGCAGGTATATATCTTGCACCTTCAAACCTACCTAGCGAGGATTT